AAGATCACCTCTGACTACAAGGCCAGCGGTGTTGTTGATGTCGCCTCATTCGACAGCCTGTGCTGATGAACGAAGAAACCAGCAGCAAGATTTCACGTTTTCTGAAGCGATGCATTAATCTTCCGGGGTACATCGTCACGGTGTACCTCAAAGATAAAAAGAGCTGCGAAGCTGTTCGCAATTCCATTGATGAACTGCAAAGCTATCTTATTCTTGCGGAATGGGTTAATGCAGAGACAAGTCTGAAGTTCCTTTTCAACAATGGTAGCGTGTTTGAATTCATTGCAGACAGACCCAAGGGCAAAGAATCGCACGTTATTATTGTCGATCAGAGAATGAGCAGAAAAGAGTTAGACGCTGAAATCGCACCAAAGATCATTCAGTATGAAACTGAAACAGGGGCAATGTTGAACCCAAAACCAATCTATCTGAAATTTGTGGAGAGTGAATGAAATGAACAAAGTAAGTATCAAGCTTATCCTGATCGTCGTTGCAATCATTCTCGCAGTTGCACTGCTCTGGACTTTTATCGTTCAGGGGGTACAGAATAAGGCTATTTCTCTGGAAGAGCAGATCGGAACGGCTAAGTCTGATATTAGCGTTCAGGAAAAGCGGAGAGCAGATCTTATTCCTAATCTGGTTGACTGCGTGAAGGCTTATGACGAACACGAGTACAATACTCTGATGGCAGTCATTGAGGCCAGAGGCAGTTCTTCCGACGCTGTTTCCGGCGAAATCCAGACTATGATTAATGCGGTTGCAGAAGCTTATCCTGAGCTGAAGAGTGATGAGAACTATAAGGAACTCATGAAGGAGCTTGCAATCACTGAGAACCTGATCGCAGATCACAGAGGAAACTATAATACTTGGGTCAAAAAGTACAAGCAGTACGTTAGAAAGTTCCCTAATGCAGCCATCCTTGAGAGCCTGGGCTATGAAGTTGTGGACTTTGAGTATCTTGAATTTGGTGACGAATATCAGGATGCTCCAACGAATCTCTTCGAGGACTAAGCGATGTATGATATGACAATCACCAAACGGGAAGTTTTGGTCAGTATTGTCATTGTATGTGTCATGATCCTGTTTGGAGTAATCATTGCAGACGGGATCAATGATACAGTTATGGAACGGCAACAAGAGTTTAATACCGCAGTCAAGATTGATAATGACAAAGATCTGTTTGAATACGGTATGAAAACGAATGTTGGTAATGCTTTCGTATACGGTGAGTTGAAGGCAGTCGATACTGTTACATTTGATGAAATCGGCGGAGAGTATTCGTATGTCGAGAAAATCAAAGAAAAGTATACGAGGCACACCAGAACTGTTACAAAGACAAAAACTGTAGACGGTAAAACCGTAACATACACAGAAGAGGAAGTATATTACTCTTGGGATTATGCCGATTCGTGGAAGAAGCATTCTGAGAAAATTACTTTCTTGGACGTTGAGTTCGACTATGGCATGATCGATTTTCCGTATAAGAGCCATATTGCGACAATCAAAGAATCCAGTAAGGTCAGATATGTGTATAACGGAGCGCCAACCTATAGCGTTGGCACGATTTATACGAAGCTAGGAGACAATACTATTACTGCGACAAACATGTATGATTATATGACGATTGCAGAAACACTTGAGTCTAAATTGACCGATGGTTCTGTCGCTATCTTCTGGGTGTTCTGGGTGTTCTTTACCGGCTGCTTGGTGGCTGGATTCTACTACATCGATAACAAATGGTTAGAGGACAAAAGAAGATGAACGGCAATATTTTGGCTAACAGATCAGCCAAGGATCGTAACCAGGTGGATTTCTATGAGACACCCCCCCTGGCGACTGTAGCATTAATTGATTTTCTAGAGGCGAATGGTTCACTACATCCGGGAGCAAAGGTATGGGAACCTGCATGCGGAGCTGGCAAGCTTGCAGAAGTGCTGAAGAGACGAGGTTATGAAGTAATCTGTACAGATCTCAATGACTTTGGTTATGGTGAATCTGGTGTAGATTTTCTTGAATCTCAAAGAGATTGTGACTGGATCATTACTAATCCTCCGTTTTCAAAGGCGGCGGAGTTTATTCAGCATGCACGTGATCTCAACACAAATTGCGCATTCCTGCTGAAATCCCAATTCTGGCATGCAAAATCCAGAATCAATATGTTCCGAAATGATGCACCGTCCTATGTGTTACCGCTTACATGGAGACCTGATTTTCTGTATGGTCAGAAATCCGGTAGCCCAACAATGGAAGTAATATGGTCTGCATGGGATGGTACTGTTGGTACATACTATCGTCCTCTTGAAAAACCATCCGAGGAACAATGGATAAAATAAGAGAACAACTAATTGAAATTTTGAACGATGTTCAAAGACACGGCGCTGGATATACAGAGCATGAGCGACATGGGATACGGCTTGACGATGAAGTGTGGAATGAAGAAGTTGCCGACCACCTTATTTCAAAAGGCGTAACCATTGAGCGGTGGATTCCGATATCTGAGATGTTACCGGAGGACATGCCTGAAAACAAGGGCAAGAAAGTAATTAATTGCATTGTGGCGCACCCACCATATAAGAATGGTAAGCTGGTTTCTCAGTTTAGACAGCGAAAATACGGCGGCGATGACTACGGCTGGTACTGGTCAAAGATCGGTAGTTGCTGTGTCACACATTGGAAACCAATGCCTGAGCCGCCTATCAAACAGGAGGAATCGAAATGATCGACATTATTGAGGTAAAAACTCTAATCAATAAGGGCGATCTTGAGGTTTCTGTGTTCAATGGCAATATTCTGCTAAAGGATAAACGAAACGGAGAAGCTGTAAAGATCGGATCTGCTTCCGGTATGAAGACGCTTGACTATAATCCTACTCCTGCGCAGTGGGAAATGATTAAAAAGATGGCAAGTCTAGGCAGCAACGCAAAACCGTCAGATGTGTTTGTGCTGCAAGCCGAACTGTGCAACGATCAGGTTGACTCTGATTTTGAGCGATTTGACAGAGATAGTCTGCCGGAAATCGCAGAAAAGTTCATCGGAGTTAAGGGCATTGTCGGCAATAAAGAGTTGTGTACCGGGACGAATGCAGCCATTTTTGATGCAGAGACTGTTATCAAAGACGGTGTAGCAAAAGTGAGGGCATACATCTTTGTCTATCGCAATAGCGTAACAGAAGAGGTTTTGAAACTGGTTTCATTCGGCATTAAGACAGAAGTACATGTTGGCCTTTCAATGCGTAAATCCTATTGCTCTATCTGCGAAGAGGAATATGGTGGATTTGATTGCGATCATACAAAAGGCCAGATCTACCGTGGAGAAACATGTCATGTTGTTTTGTCAGAACCAGATCAGGCATTTGAGTTCCACGTAAAGTGCAAAATGTCATAAATGAGGTAAACAGATGGATTTGATCTGGTATAGATTCAAAACAAAAGCAGTCGATGATTGCAGACCATTGATCGATATGAAGTCGATTCAGATGCCCTGGTGGTGTACCGGATATGCAATGGACGACAGTTATGCTATCATCGTATGCTACTTGCCCAAGGGCGAAGACCTATTCAAGTACTGGAACGATGCTTATGACATTGATTCCGAGGAAAGATCGGAAATTCGATACACAGAGCGATTCCAAAAGCCTGAATGGTTATAAAAACGGTGTTTTATTGAAATGTAAACATCGAAACTTTCGAAGGTTGGAGAGCGCCAATTGAGCAAAGGAAAACGTAAACCACGCCCAGCTATGCCGCATTGGATTTATCTCGATAGAGATGGGTGCTGGTTCTGTAAAAGCAGAAGAAACTGCAATCAGTGTAAGGCAAATCGAGAAGAGGGAAAGACTCGCATTCCAAAAAAGCGAGACCTCATAAACAAAAGTAAGCGCTATGATGAATGAAGGAAGATGTGCCAAATGTGAGTCATTTTCTAAGTGCATGGAATTATACCATAGTGGTGAAAAGGATAGTAGATGTCCAGACTATTATCACTTGGTATTCGTCATGGATTATGTGAAATGCCATATGGCACTTGCTATGAGAAACTATTCTGATCGACAGGTCAGAGAAGCAATTGGAGGATAAACATGGATACATATTTGGCTATTTGTATCACTGTTCTGATTTTAACTCAGGTTATTCGCTTGATTCAGAACACGATTCAGCTGCGTAGACAAGATCAGCTATTCAAAGCACAGCTTGGGCAGCTGTCCGATATCACTGAAGAAGATATGAATAATCAGCGTGCCTTCTACCGGGCTGGTCTCAAGTATTTTCAGACCATGCTGGCAAAGGTCGGTGAAGAGTAATGTCTATCATCGGTGCAATCCTAGGCGATATTGCCGGATCCCAATATGAATTTGGCATGTCTCCTGATCGTGATCCAGCTACTATGGAGCTGTTCACCGAACATTCGAGATACACAGATGATACCGTAATGACAATCGCAACCAAAGCTGCACTCATTGATGGTAAGTCATTTACTGAAATGTATCAGAAATTCGGAAGAGAATACCCAGATGCAGGATATGGTGGACTGTTCTATGGATGGATTTTCGACGAAGATCCTCAGCCTTATGGCAGTTTTGGCAATGGCTCCGCAATGAGAGTGTCATATGTTGCAGATCATTTTGACAACATCGAAGATGTTAAGCTATATGCAAAGATGTCCGCAGCTTGTAGCCACAATGATCCAGAGGGAATCAAAGGAGCCGTAGTCACCGCAGTCTGCGCATTCATGGTAAAGCATGGATGGAACAAGGATAATATGCTTGCATTCGTCAATACCATGTATCCGAGAAGTGAGTATACCTTCAGCTCTGAGCGATCTCTTGACGATATCCGTGACACTTACACATGGAGCGGCACTTGCCAGGATAGCGTTCCTGTAGCCATGCGTTGCGTATATGAGGCCGACAGTTATATTGGCTTCATTAGAAATGTGTTCAGCCTGGACTGCGACATGGATACTCTGTGCGCAATCGGCGGAAGTGTAGCTGAAGAGTTGTTTGGCGGAACCGGCTTAGATGATCGGGTGCTGTTGGAGAAGTATCTTCCAAGAGAGTTACTTGAGATCGTATACAAAAAGATCTAAAGTAAACGCAACAAAGTGCTTGACAAATATAGAATTATGTGGTAATATAAGAAAAACGACGCAACAAAGCTAGTGACGAATATGATTGATCCAGATAGAAAACTGTTTCAGCACTTGGGTTTCTAAATACGATTCCTCGAACTTCCCTCTTTGCCTCAACTCGATTAGACGGTTAAAGCGCTGCCTAGCAAGATAAACAGGAAGATCGGTGTAATACATAAGTTCATCATAAGAGCTTATTCCAATATGATCTATAACGATCATCGGAGCAAGAACCCTTACCGCAAGATGCTTTGCGTTGTCAGGTTTATTATTCAGGCCATATATGGTTAATATCTGATCTGCCGCAATCAACATACGATCATATCGTGTGGCGCAATCAGTTCTATGTGGCAATGAATACACAGCCTCTATTCTATCCACATTGACCGGAAGAGAAGAGATCTTCGCATCTATCAAAAGATCCCATGCGAGATTTCTGATATGAATATACTCTTGTTTGGTCATAAAAAATCACCCCACGGGTAGTATTCCCGTGAGATGATTATGTATTAAGCTGAAATGTTCTTTTGTTTGAAGACCCGAATCATATCATTCTCCCAGGCCGTCTTAACTCTAGTGGACTTCCATCTCAAATATTGCTTGAAGCGATAAAGTGAAGCCTCGCTGGACAGGCCGAAAGTATTCTGTACGTCAATCGGAGATGCGATATGGAGTTGATCGAACAATGGGAATGGGGCAAGCAGAGAACCGGCGAAGAAATCTGCTTCCGCCTCATACTCCGGATTCGAGATCTGCAATAAGCTGTTTTCGGCAAGCTTATCATATGCAGACAAAACGTGATGGTTACATATGATGTGGCCTATCTCGTGGCTGCATGTCCAACGTTGCCGCCCAGCATTGTTGTTTTCATCGTAAGACTGGTTACAAAGGATGAGATATCGTTTATTCGATATATCATAATGTGTACATCCAGACTTGCTTTCACACAACTCAATGACATCTTCTACGGAAGAGTTGCTGATCTTCGCCATTTTTTGATAAGACATATATCTGCAATCAGGCATGAGCCTAATTACTTCTTTTGGATCAAGAGGGAAAACCAGAGACTCAAGGTTGTTATAGATGCTTAATACCTGGTGGTTGATATAAGCACGTCTAATCAATCATCATCACCATCCTCGTCAGCAAATGCATATTCGAATCCGAGTTTCAGCATTTGCATAGACTTATCCCTATCTTTTGGAGTCATTTTTCTTCTGGCTCTTTGGAAAGAGATAACGTCATCATCACCTAAAATCTCAGATACCGAACTTTCAATATCGGTGCGCCCCATAAGGTAGTCTAGTGAAACATCAAAGTAACTAGCCACTTTGACGATCTTATCTACAGACGGAGAGCTGGTCTTCTCCCACTTTTTGATGGAAGAGCTGCCAAATCCCAGTTCAGACTCTAACTGAGATATAGTAACCCCCTTTCTGTAACACAAAGATTTGATTCTCTCATATAAAGTGTTAGCCATAATGCGCACCTCTTAACGGTAAAATATTCCGAAATTAAGCTTGACAACGGTCAAATAATCTGCTAAGATAATGAACGTAAAGAAAATATGACCACTTGCAAAAGTATTATAGGTCAAATTTTCCGAATTGTCAAGGTTTGCATCTAAATATTTGGAGGTGATCTTATGGAGCTTCCAGAAATTAGAGAAAAACTTCTGACTGAGGAATATGATTTTCTACGAACGGACAAGAACTTAGGCTCAAATATCATCTTGCTTGGCCTAGGTGGTAGCCATGCATACGGCATGAACACCGAAACCAGTGATCTAGATGTGCGAGGAATTGCAACCAATTCCAAGAGAAACATCCTGATCGGGCAGGACTTCGAGCAAGTAGTTGAAGTAAACACTGACACTACAATCTACTCCTTTGACAAGATCATTAATCTTTTGTGTTCCTGCAACCCAAACACTATTGAGATGCTAGGACTGAAACCAGAACATTATTTGTATCTTTCCCCCGAAGGCAGAGCGCTTGTAGAAAATCGACACATGTTTCTTTCTAAACGTGCCATTCACTCATTCGGCGGCTATGCGAATTCCCAGCTTCGACGCATGGAGAATAAAGCTGCCAGGTGCGTTAGTCAGACAAAAATGGAAGAGAACATCCTGAGAAGCATCGATCATGCATCGGTTGACTTCAAGGCAAAGTACTTCTATTTCCCGGAAGATTCAATCAAATTGTATGTAGACGAAGCCTTCAATCCTGATTTGGATAGTGAGATCTTCATGGATATTTCGCTTTCGCATTATCCACTGAGAGACTATCGCAGTCTTTGGAATGAAATGAATGCTATCGTTAAGGCATACAACAAATTTGGTGGGCGAAACGCAAAGGCGGTTGCTCACGACAAGTTGGGCAAGCATATGGCTCATCTGGTCAGACTGTATCTCATGTGTTTTGATATTCTCGAATATGGCGAAATCGTTACATATCGTGAGAAAGATCATGAGTTCTTGATGGATATTCGTTTTGGCAAATACCTAGACGAAAACAAACAGCCTATCCCTGAGTTCTATGAAATTGTTGAACGACTTGAAAACCACTTGATTTATTTGGCACAAAAGACAAATCTGCCAGATAACGTCAACATGGATGAAGTTAATGACTTCAGAATGTATGTAAACAGCGGAGTATGTGCAGCGTAAAGCATGCAGAGTTAAGAGGTGTTTGAGATGAACAGGGAAAAAATTTTACAATCCATCATTCTGAAAAAGCGATTTTGCAAAGATTGCAGAATTCCTATTTCCGTTTTCGATAATCCATATTTCTACCAGCGGCTTTGCGCCCTAGATCCCATCTATCATGGAATCAAGAAGTTCGAGGCATTTTGTGACGAAATGGAACAGTGTGCAAACGAGCAGGAATACCTGAGCCACTACAATGCAGTCAAGGATCAGATCATTGATGCAATTAAGGGCAATGCGGCCTACCAAAGATTCAATGCAGAAACATTCAAGACTGTTACTCCATACAGTAAGAGAAATCTTTACATCGAGGATAACGATGGCAAGGCATTTATCTCTATCGATATGAAAAAGGCAAACTTCTCCGCACTCCGGTTCTATGATCCTGAGATCTTCGATTTCTGCGATACCTGGGAAGAGTTTGTTGGTCAGTTTACAGACAGCCAGCACATCATTGAAAGCAAATACATAAGACAAGTTGTTCTGGGTGCATGTAACCCGAACCGTCATATCCAGTATGAGCGCTACCTGATGGCACAGCTAATCAATCATGTTGTAGCCAACTGCTCCGGCATATCCGTGTTCAGTCTTGGTGAAGATGAGATACTGCTTGCGGTTGAACCCAACAGTGGTTTCTCACTGAATGAGCTGAAAGAAATCGTCAAGAACTGCCCCGATTATATTGGCAATCTGGTTAGAGTTGAGATGTTCAATCTGTCAAAGATTTCCGGCACTCAGGGTTGGATGAAGCATCATTACGATGACAACATTGAGTTCAAGTGTCTGGATGGAGATACGATTCATCAGGTTATCAAGTACTACTTTGGCGAACCAGTTACCAAGGATGATCTTGTTTTCTTCCATGATGGTAAGCTTGCTACTTACCTGGAGGCGATTGAAAACCCGTGGAAAGAATAACAATACCAAATGCTGCCGAGCTGATAATCAGTCGGTTAGAGGAACGTGGCTTTGAAGCCTACGTCGTTGGTGGTTGTGTCCGTGATAGCATCATGGGCATACCGCCGCACGACTGGGATATTTGCACATCGGCTCTTCCGGAACAGATTATTGAAGTGTTTTCAGACCTGAAGGTGATACCTACTGGCCTGAAACATGGTACAGTGACCGTAGTCCTTTACGGTGATGAATACGAAATCACTACGTATAGGATCGATGGCGAATATTCTGACAATCGTCATCCAGAAGCAGTTGAGTTTGTTAAAGACCTGAAACTTGATCTGATGCGGCGAGATTTTACGATCAATGCCTTGGCATACAATCACAAGTCGGGAATCATTGACTACTTCAACGGTGTCGAGGACATACATAACAAAGTAATTCGATGTGTTGGGAATCCGAATGATCGGTTTTCTGAAGATGCACTTCGTATTATGCGTGCGATCAGATTTGCAACAAGATTTGGTTTCGAGATTGAACAGGAAACACGAAAATCTTTGTTCACTCACCAGTCATTGCTTCGCAATATCTCTGCCGAAAGAATCAATTCTGAGCTTACAAAAACGTTACAGCATATAACGTTTGAAACCAATGTCGGCCTTTTGGTTGATATGATGACATTGCTGACTGAAGTAGTTCCCGAATTCGGCGGCTGCGACATTCAGAAAATTAGTGTTCGGTTGCTCAGATCTATCAGTGATATTGAAGTGCGATTGGCGCTGTTGTTTGATTTTGATGATAATGATATTGAGAATGTGCTGTATAGGCTGCGCTTCTCAAACTATCTCTTCAAATCAGTTACAACAATCGTCAAATATGGTCGCCGTATAATGAATGATCGGAATCAGTTGGAAATCGTCAAGGAAAGTATATCTTGTAATGAGTACGATAAAACGGACTATTATGAAGTGAGATTGCTCCACGACATTGGGCATAAGCTGTCAACATGGTCAATTCTCTATACCTATTCTTTCTTTGATAAAGACGATAATGACAACCAGGATATACTAAGAGCATTGTTCTTGAAGACAATTCGCTGTGAAATCCCGTACCGGCTGGCTGATCTTCAGGTTAAAGGCAATGATCTTATTTCGCTCGGATATAACGGAAAAGAAATTGGGAATGTACTCAATACGCTTTTGGATATGGTTATGAGGCAGACAGTACCGAATGACCGTGACAAGTTAATACAAGTTGCAAAATCCATAAAGGAGTATCTGATATGATTTGCAGTAATTGCAGAGTGTTGATGAGATACGTCATGAGATTTGAGGATGGCAAGGCATTCCGGCTGCGTAGATGCCCGAAGTGTTATCATGAAACACGTCCTGCCCCTCTTTATTTTGAAGACGAAAAGACGACGCAACAAAGTAGAAAAGAACAAGTAAAACCAAAGAAAGCGGCGGTTCCCAAGCCAAAGGTGAACCACCCTAAGAGAAAGAAGGCAAAGAAGAGATAATGTATTGCGCATATATCACTACAATCAAAGAACTTCGCAAGCATAGCAATGCTGATCGCCTTCAGTGTGCAACCATTTTTGGAAGCAATGTAATCGTTGACATGTCCTACGCTGCGGGGGATCGAGTAATCTATTTCCCTGTGGATGGTCAGTTGAGCGTTGAATTTGCAAATGACAACAATCTGGTTCGTAAAAAGGACGAGAATGGTAATAACGTCGGTGGTTATCTTGATCCCGATAAGAGAAACATTAAGGCACTCATGCTTCGTGGAGAGAAGTCTGACGGCCTGGTTCTGCCAATCGCAGTTCTTTCCAAGTACACAGATGTTGACCAGCTTAGAGATGGTGAACAGATTACAGAACTAGATGGTCATGAAATCTGCAAAAAGTACATTCCTCGTACTACGCAGAGAAGAACCAATACCAGTGTAAAGCCATCCAAGAACAAGAAGGAAGAGAATCAGAAGATTGCCTATCCGTTCTTTACAGAACATATCGACACCGAACAGCTTGCATATAACCAGAGGGAATTCAGAGAGGGTGATATCATCTATCTGACCCGTAAGCTTCATGGAACGTCTTTCCGTGTATCCAACTGCCTTGAGGTTACTACCAAAAAGCCGCACTGGTTCATCAAGAAAGTATTCCATGTTCCTGACAGAGTTTCCAAGAAGTATGAGATTGTAAGCGGTACTCGAAGAGTTGTCCTGAGATCCTTTGATGGAGGTTTCTACGGCTCCAACGAATTCCGCAAGAAGTACAATGACTTCTTCATTGGAAAGCTACCAAAGGGAATGACTGTATACGGCGAGATTGTTGGCTGGGTCAATGAGTCCACCCCGATCATGCCCAGATGCAGTAATTCCAAGCTGAAGGACAAAGCTTTCAGCAAGCAGTACGGTTCTGAAACCGTGTTTACATATGGCTGCGCTCCTGGCGAGAACAAGTGCTATCTGTACCGGATCACTATGACTAATGAGGACGGTATTACCGTTGAGCTGCCCACTGAAGAGACTATGAAGTGGTGTGAACGGCTCGGATGTGAGTATGTTCCTCTGGTTGATAAATTCCTGTACACCACTTGGGAAGACCTGAATGAGCGTGTCGAGAAGTGGCTGGATATCCCTGAACCTCTGGCAAACGGAACCCACATCGCTGAAGGTGTAGTTGTCAGAATCGATAACCGGAGCAAGTTCACTGCTTTCAAGGCAAAGGGCTTCTGCTTCAAGGTTCTGGAGGGAATTATCAAGGACAACTCTGATGCACCCGACATGGAAGAGGCAGAGTCTCTGATTTCAGAGGATTCAGAATGATCTTTGAAAATATCCACGATATTGGCGATCAGTACGATTTGATTTGTGCTGATCCGCCTTGGAAACAGTCTAAGGGCGGAAAGAAGTCTGTTCGTAAGAATAGCAGCGGAACGCCTCTAGACTACCAAACATGCAGCTTAGATGTGATTGAAGAACATCTCAGAGTCGCAACTGAACACACGAAAGATAACAGTATCTTATTTCTATGGACGATTGATAAGTACTTGTTCGAGGCTCAGGAGATTGCTGAGAAGCTTGGGTACAAGCTGCATGCAAGAATGATCTGGAACAAAGTCACCGGGATTCCGGCGGCGTTCACGGTCAGGTATGGTCACGAGTATTTGCTTTACATGTACAAGGGCAAGCTTCTGCCTGTCGCAACAGACATGAGAGGCAAGATTCATACCGTATTCACAGAGAAAGTAAAGGCACATAGCCAGAAGCCGGAGATTTCATACGAAATTATGGAATCGCTATATCCGGGGGTGAAGCGACTAGAAATGTATTCTAGACGTTCTCGATCTGGTTGGGATGCCTTTGGAAACGAAGTAGATAAGTGAAATCAAATATTGTTTTTATCTGTTTTTTACGAGAGGAACATGCGATAGTTTCGATGTTTGGAATTCGATGAACTAAATGCTTTTCTCTTGAAAATGGGTGAAAATCGATATAAAACCGCAGGAAAATGGTAGGAAAGTAATGTCAAATACTGATAAAAACAATACTTCAACCCATAGCGGCTATGAACTCGTAAACTTCTGCGAATTTGATAGATTTGCTGAGACGAGCTACTGCGCAGTGCATGGCGTTGACAAAAGCCTAAATCTTGGCGACATCACAAAAGTAGATGAGACCAAACTAAACCCATTCAATATGATCTGCGGCGGCAGCCCATGCCAGGACTTCAGTGTTGCTGGCAAACAGGCTGGCAGCAAGTGGAAGTGCAAGGATTGTGGTCATGAGTATAATCCGCTAACTGTCCATTGGTCAGAGCGGCACAAGTGTCCTAATTGCAATAGTGAGAATCTTGACAAGACAAGAAGCTCACTGCTAGTAGAGTGGCTTCGGATCATTCGTGCAAACAAACCCGTGTGGGGTATTTATGAGAATGTCAAGAATATTGTCGGCAAGTCATTCAAAGAAACTTTCGATATGTTCATTGATGAACTACATGAATACGGCTACAACACATACTACAAAGTTCTCAATGCAAAAGATTACGGTGTTCCACAAAACAGAGAACGAGTATATCTGATTATCATCTTGCAGAGTTTTGACAATGGTAAATTTACATTCCCAGAGCCATTCGACAATGGCAAGCGCCTAAGAGATGTTCTGGAAGATGATGTAGATGAGTCATTCTATATCAATACTCCGAAGGCAAAAGAACTTGTAGAAGATCTGATTGTAAGTGGCAAGCTAAACAAGACTGTCTCAAATGCAATTCGCACGGGGGGCAGATGCAGTGTAGACAAACATCAATGGGATCTCATTCAAGAGAGTTAACCGCTGGTTTGTTTTCGAACCAATGCGGTAAATTTGAAAGAGAAATTGATGTTGCAAATACCTTACTTGCCAGAGATTACAAAGGATTTGGGAATCAACCTATGAATGGGGTTATAGAAAGCAATGAATGAAATTATCGTTGTTGGCTGTTTAATCTCAAATACCGGGAAAGAACATCAAAGAGAACGTGTTTATTCACTTGATGGTATTTCTTGTACTATCTCTGCAACCAGCCATAAAGACCCCCGAAAACTCTAGTGGAGGTTAAGCATGGCGGAGACAATAAGAATTAAACAGGCAACTAAGCAAGGTTACATTGAATGTGAAATACCAGGAGTTGCAGATTTCAGCTTTCCGAAATCAAAAACCCGTAGAGGTCGAGTTCAGGCCGGGGGCAAATTTGTCCTACTTTAATGGCTGAAAACTCTATGATTTTGGTTATTGAACCGATTAAGAAAGATGAAGATTGAAGAATTAGGCTATCTGGAAAAAGGAACTGGTAAGCATCAATCCAATACCGTCTATTCGACCGGGGGGGTATCTCCAACATTAACGGCTGGTTTAGGTGTTAAGTATTGGATTTTGATAGCAGATCAATTCCAAAACAAAAGTAAGAATGAGGAATTAGATGAAAGCAATATGTGAACGCAGATGCGATGAAGGATTGCGAGTATTCTCAGGAGATTACGTAGGAGCAATCCGAACCATCGATGCGGGGGTGACAAGCGAGTGATTGAAAATAACACTTCTTCAGCTGGTTATCGTATTAGAAAGCTGACACCAAGAGAATGTTGGCGTTTGATGGATTTCACAGATGAAGATTTCGATAAGGCTCAAGCTGCTGGAATTAGCAATAGTCAGTTATACAAGCAAGCCGGTAACAGCATCGTTGTTTCTGTTCCGTATTTCATCTTCAAAGAACTGTATAAAGCAATGCCGTATCTGTTTGAAGATCTCAAGGTTGGCAGCTACTTCTCAGGAATTGGCGCAATCGAAAAGGCGCTTGACAGACTCTATGAAGATATAAACCAGAACGAAAATGATGGTACTGAGACTGAATTTACCCCCGGTCAAATCGTGATGTAATTATCTACGATGACTACAATAGTAGAGTTAGAGCAGATCAAGAAACAATTGGAACACTCACAACCAATATTGGTGCAAGTTCAATACGAAGTGCCTTTAAGCTAATCGAAAGATAAGGAAACAAACCATGTTTGAAAAAGTAAATCCGTCTCATCCGGACAAAATTGCAGATCGTATTGCTGGTGCAATAGTTGATCTTGCTTATAAGGCTCAAGACAATCCTAAGATTGCAGTAGAAGTGCTTATCGGTCATGGTGTATGCCATGTCATTGCTGAAACGTCTGTGGACTTAGACCATGACTATGTAATTGCAGCTATTACTCGTATCGCAGGAAATATAGCAGTAGATCTTCGGATCATTCCGCAGGATGTACATCTTGCAAGAAATCAGGAAAAATGCATTCGTTGCGGTGATAATGGCATTTTCAAAGGTATGCCAGTTACCGTTGAACAAAACAACATGTCCAATATTGCAAAAGCAATTTATGCTGACTATCCGTATGATGGCAAGTACATCATGAACGGAAGCCAACTCATTATATGCCAGAGCAACGCAGATAGCGATGATCTGAAGGCCAAATATCCAAACGCAATTGTCAATCCTCTTGGCGATTGGACTGGCGGAACGGATGTCGATAGTGGCGCAACGAATCGGAAGCTTGGCAGTGATATGGCTGACTCCGTTACTGGCGGCGGTTTGCATGGTAAAGATCTCAGCAAAGCAGATGTTAGTGTCAACATTTATGCATGGCTTGAGGCTCAGAGAACAAGAAAGCCAGTAGAATTGTTTTGCGCAATTGGAGATGAATACGTAAATGGCATCCCTTACGATAAGATCGTGGAGATTGCTAGAAACTATATCGGCTCTATGGGCGGATTTGAGAAATTCGCAGAATGGGGCTTAGTGTAAAGAGGGTACAGTATGAAAATGGACAAAGTTGCCGGAAGCGGTAACGATGAGTTCTATACTCCTGGTTATGCAATTGAACCAGTGATGAAATATATTACACCCCCGGCACGATCTGGTGTCCTTTTGACACAGAAGAAAGCTTATTCGTAAAGCTGTTCCGGGAGGCTGGATTTACGGTAATTGCGACGCACATTGCTAATGGTCAGGATTTCTTTGAAATGGATCCGCCTAAATGCGATTACATAATCAGTAATCCACCATACTCAGTTAAAGGCAAGGTATTGGAGAGGCTGTTCGAGATTGGAAAACCGTTTGCTATGCTGGTAGGCGTTGTTGGCCTGTTTGAGAGTAGACACAGATTCGATCTCTTCAAAAACAATGACTTTGAAATTATGTATATGAATAAACGCATTGCATACTTCAGGAGTTATGAAGAACAAAAACCATCTCTAAACCCACCTTTTAGCAGCGTGTATATTTGCAGTAAATTTCTCCCGAAGCAGATCATTTTTGAAGAAATCAATAATGGAAAGTGAATTGACAATGCGAAATTGTTTAACCGTAGCCATGCGTGGCCGGGGGGAGAAACCTACAAAGCAACAACTTGAACCTAGATTCGATGGTTTAGTCAATGCACTGACAACGGTTCAAAAAGACAATCTGATATTAGAAATATCTGATGTTGAAAATGAATTAGGAAACAACGATGAATGTAGCAATTATCGATGCCGAGATTATCGGCAAAAACAAACACAGATTCCCTAATCTGTGTTCAATGAAAATTGCCGCATATCACAAGCAGAACGGAGATAGTGTCCAGTTGAAGACTGACTACGAAGGTCTGCAAGCGTTTGACAAAGTTTACATCTCAAAGGTTTTCACGAAGACGCATGTGCCTGAAGATGTACTTGCGATGCCAAATGTCACGTATGGCGGCACAGGATTCTTTTACGATAATGCTCCACCTCTCCCACCAGAGATCGAACACATTATGCCGGATTATCACCTATATGATGATTGGGTTAATGAAGCGATTTTCGCTAGGGGGGAGAATCGGAACAACTTCAAATACTATCTTGATTACTCAATTGGTTACTTAACAAGGAAATGCTTCCGTGGTTGTTATTACTGCGTAAACAGGAATTACAAGAAAGTGGAACCAGCAAGTCCATTGGCAGAGTTCTATGACCCAACAAGGCCAAAGATCTGCTTCCTGGATGATAACTTCCTTGGATACCCAAAGTGGCGAGAATTAATTCAGCCGGTCATAGATACCGGAAGACGATTCCACTTCAAGCAAGGTCTTGATGAAAGACTGTTGACAAAGGAAAAGATTCTTGAAATTGCAAGTTGGAAGTATGACGGTGAAGTTATCTTTGCATTCGATAACATTGAAGACAAAGAGCTGATTACATCTAAATTGCAATTAATCCGAGAAACAGTTCCGGAATGGAAACGTCAGCTGAAGTTCTATGTATTCTGCGGCTGCGATAAGAACGGCAAATATGACATGGAATTCTGGGAAAACGATATTCGAAATCTCTTTGAGAGAATTTCAATTCTGAGTAGATTTGATGCAAAGCCATACATTATGCGCTTTGAGAAAGTCTATGATTCAGAGTTCTCGACGTTCTATTCTTCCGTGGCAAGCTGGTGCAATCAGCCGCACATGTTTAAGACATTCTCCTTCAGATTGTTCTGCAAATGCAAGGGAATGCGCCGCAATGGATACACAAAGTACAAGAGAGACATTGATGGTTATTTGAAAGATATCGGCATCAAAGGATCCGATTGGCGAGAAATGGAACGTGTTGAAGCACTGTTCCCGGATATCGCACAACAGTATTTTGATCTTTCAGGAGAATCAAACAATGTTTAACCCATGCTATGAGCATTGCTATCTCAGGTCTGGAAAGAACTATAACGAAGAATGCGATACCACATGCGAATTTGCAAAAGCAGTTGCAGATAAAAAGAAACTTGTTGAGAAACTTAGCAAGATCTATGATTTTGTGAAGAAAAACGAAGACAAGTGGTATGACAAATATACCGGAACTGATCTTGCAAAGGATCATCTTTATTCTCTGCGTGCTGGGTCATTTCAATTAATTCGTTATTTCATGGAAGAACTTGGAATAGAGGAAATAGAAAATGACGATTGAGAAACTGAGAAATGATATGGTCATGGCCTTGAAGAGCGGAGATAAGTTCCGCAAGCAAGTCCTGTCCAGTATGGTCGAAGCTGTTCTGAATGCAGCCATCGACAAGAAATGTAAGGACAACATTACTGAAGATCTGGTGAACGAGGTTCTGAAGAAACAACAGAAGAATCTTCAGGAAATGGTAAATGATTGTCCCCCGGATCGTACAGACAAGCTGGAGGAGTATCAGAAGCAATTGTCTATTGTTAAAGAATACGCTCCGCAGCTCATCACTGACGAGTCCGAAATTGAGAAGATGATTAACTACATCTGTGCATGCAATGGTATGATCGCCACGAGCGGACAGAAAAACTGGATCATGAAGCTGGTTATGCCCGTGCTGAAGAAGCAAAACGTCGATATGAAGATTGCAAGCAATGTTTTGAATAATCTTCTCAAGAAAAACGATGCAATTCACGGTAAGGCTTGAAATATGGAAGAACTGAAAATTGCAACCTTCGAAAGTTTCGATGCTTGCGAAGACAAATTTGATGATAAAAAACCAATTTTATCAGCAGATAAGCCTATAATTGAAATTCTTGTAGGTTTGCCGGGTTCTGGCAAGAGTACATACAGTAAAACACAGAAAAATTATGTGATTCACTCATCAGATGCTCTTCGTGAAGAGCTGTATGGAGATGAAAACTGCCAGGACAACAATACAGATCTGTTTGCGGTTCTGCACAGTAGAATTAAGGCAGATCTGATTGACGGCAAGAATGTCATTTATGATGCAACCAACATAAACAAGAAGAGAAGAACTGCATTTCTGGCAGAGTTGAGCAACATTCCTTGTTATAAAAAGTGTGTTGTTTTTATAACACCGTTTGAAACATGTGTTGAATTCAATTCAGGCCGAGATCGCAAGGTTCCTGTCGATGTGATTAAGCGCATGTACATGAACTGGTGTCCGCCCGATTATGCTGAAGGCTTCGATGAAATTGGTTTTGTATACAATTACGGTGATGAGGTTAACCGTATGAAGTATACATACACATATCTGTTTGATGAAGCTCATGGAATTGATCTCATGTCCCAGGAGAATAGTCATCATAGACTGACTCTTGGCGCACATTGCAGAGCAGCTGAAGACTTCATTAAACAGAAGTATCCGGATGATAAGCGGCTACAGCTTGCAGCATTGTTCCATGATAACGGTAAGGTTTTCACCAAAACCAGATTCAATACTCGTGGTGTAGAGGATGGTCAGTGCCATTACTACCAGCACCACTGTGTTGGAGCATATGACTTCCTGCTGTATGCAGATGCTATGGGAGTATCTGATGGAGATGCGATCTACATTTCCAATCTGATTTATTTCCACATGCATCCTTTTATGTCGTGGGACAAATCAGAGAAATCCAGACGAAAGGCTGTAAAGGCAATCGGTCAGGAAATGTTCGATGATATCATGAAACTCCATGCGGCAGACTTAGCTGCACACTAAGAGGTGTCAATTTTGATTTACGAAATTGAATACAAATGCAAGCTGAATATGTTTTCTAGTGACTTTCCTATTTTGTATATAAAATTCAGGAAAAATGGAGACAGGTCTTGGACATGTTGGCAAGAAAGTCTGGATGCTTTTGCTGCATTAAGTTGCCCAAGTATTTATCACAGTTATATCTGCGTTATGCATAGCCTCAGCATAGAAACAAGAGCTGAACTATTTGATAAGGCTTTGAATCAAAACTGGAAGAATAACATGGATAAATACGTACAATCAATTGTGTCAAGAATCATTTCTGACAGAGAAGCAAAACAGCAACACAAGCAAAAGGCCGAAAGCCTTATTCAAAAATGGATCACTGATGATTGGAAACATACAGAAGTGTCAATCTCCAATGGTGATTCATGCAAATAACAATAACACTCTATAGAGTGATGATATAGATGTTGTCTATTTTTTAACCGGAATAGGCAACGCAACAAAGTACGAAAGGACGCATATATGAACGAACCTGTAAAGAGCGTTTTCGATACGTTGAATGCAGTAGACGTATCAAACAAGGTCAAGACCAAGAATGGCCTGAAGTATCTGTCTTGGATCTCCGCATGGGCAGAGGTCAAGAAGGTTGATCCCGACGCAAGTTTCAAGATTTATCCTCAGATCATGGACGAGGGCGGCAACACCCGGTTCTGGCATGATGATGGTAAGACTGGTTGGGTTGAGGTCGGTGTCACCGTCAACGGTAATGAGGTCATTGAGGTTCTGGCGATTATGGACTTCAAGAACAAGTCTATGCCAGCCGATCAGATCACTTCCGTCGATGCAAACAAGGCCATGAAGCGTTGTCTGGTTAAGGCTATCGCTATGCACGGTCTGGGTCTATACATCTACGAGGGTGAAGATCTTCCCGAAGAGACTTCCAAGGTGAACGAGCTGCTGGACGAAGTTATGGCGCTGGTCACTAAGAAGTGTTCTCTGTCCGAAAAGGCAAAGGCCAAGGTTCAGGAACTGTGCAAGGCTGCTGAGAGACAGGCCAATCCCGATATGGCTGAAGACCTGATTCTGGGCAACCCCAAGAACATCAACGATTCCGATATCCTGGGCAATTTGAAGAAGCAGCTGTTGGCTGTTAGAAAGTAAGAGGTAATTACATATGGCATTTCAGAATGGCGCATTCGCAAAGATTTGGGAGTTCACCGACAAGGGTACTTACGGCATCATCAACCTGAGTACCTCCAGAAAGAACAAGGACACCGGCGTTTATGAGACCGACTTCCAGCACAAGTTCGTCAGTGCTGTTGGTCAAGCTTATGAGTTCGTCAAGGGTCTGGGCGAGATTCCCAAGAACGGTGCATCCGTGAAGATCGGCAACTGCGCAACCACCAACAAGTACGACGGCGACAAGAAAGTTACCTACTGGAACTGTGCCGTGTTCGCCCTGGAAGACGCAAGCTTCAACGGTAATGGCGGTAATTCCGCCGCCGCAACTCCTGCTCCTGCCAAGGGTAAGAAGAAAGCTCCTGCATCCGACGTGGCAATGCTGGATGACGATGATGTTCAGCTGCCCTTCTAATCGGAGGGCAACACAATGGCAGAACTGAACATTCAAGAGCTGATTGAAAAGTTTGAGCAGTTGCTGACCAGCGTGAAACGTGACGGAATTGATAAGCTGCTGGCGTACATCCGGAAGTCTGACTTCTACCGTGCGCCAGCCAGCACCAGATTCCATTCATGCCACGATGGTGGTCTGCTGGAACACTCTATGAACCTTTATGAATGTCTTCTGAGCAAGAAGCAGAATCCCATTTGGGCAGAGGTTCTGAGAGAAGTCGATGATGAAAGCCTGATTCTGATTGCTCTACTGCACGATCTGTGCAAGTCATATCTGTACGTTCCTGAGTTCAAAAACAAAAAGGTGTACAGCGACACTGGCACTAAGAAAGACGAGGGCGGCAGATTCGATTGGCAAGCCGTCAAGGGTTACAGCACCGATGACAAGATTCCTTATGGTCATGGCGAAAAGTCCGTGATGATGATCGAGGAATTCATCAAGCTGAAGCCTATCGAGCGCTATGCAATCAGATGGCACATGGGCTTTACTGAGCCTAAAGAATATTGGAACACGCTGACTACTGCGATCAAGAAGTACCCGGTTATTCTAGCTGTTCATCAGGCCGATATGGAGGCCACATACCTATTGGAAGAAGAGGAATGAAGCATGGCTAGAGATACTGGTATTAAGAAGTGCAAGTATAGCAAGTGTAAACACGATGGATCTATTGACATTAATTCAGATGAATTTGTCAAGGAAGGCAATAACTACTTCCACAAGGACTGCCATCAGGAGAAGTCGGATTTGCAGCTATTCCGAAATATTTGGGTACAGAAGATCAGCGCAACCGTTGTGCATTCTCAGCTCAATAAGATGCTCTCCCAGTTAATCTCAAACGGCGTTTCCTCTGATTACATGCTGTTTACACTTCAGTATGTGATCGATCACAAGAAGAATTTGAGTTATCCGTCTGGGTTTCGGTATTACCTTGATTATCCAGAAATCAAAACTGCATACGAAAAAGCCAAGGTCAAGAAAGTGGTTGAGACGGCAGATTTTACAGTTAAAGAGGCTGAAGATACTGCGCCTAAGTTCTCCATCAACAAGAAACCCAGCGGATTCAATAGCATTCTGGGCGGAAAGAGATAAGGAGGGCGAAAATGGATATTGCAGAACTTTCAGATATTCAGTCAGAAAGCGGTATTATCGGCACTCTGATCTACCATCCTGAGTTCATTTTGCACACTGATTATCTGCTCCCTGGATACTTCTATGGAGTAGAGAATGGTTGTATCTACTGGGCGATCCAAGATCTGTACAAGAGTGGAATCACCAATATTGATGCATACAACATTTCAAGCAAAATCCAGAGCCACAACGGTGTACAGAGAACGATTGACAAGTACAATCTTCCATCTGTTCAAGAGTTTATGGAGCTGTACAAAGAGACAGCACGGCACACTATCGAAGAGTACAAGATGCTTGCAGATAATGTTGTTACTCTGGCATTCAAGCGAGATCTCGTAAAGACATTAAACCAGTTGTCCGCAAACTGTTTCAATCCTGAGTTTGACCTTGAAAAGTTGAACAACAATGTCTACAGCGAATTGGATGCATTGACCCAAAAGTATATCACATCCAATGAGATTCATACTTTAGGCAATGACATTGATGACATTTGGGGTGAAATTGTAAACCGTAGAACTTCAGATGGCATGTATGGTATTCCATCAAAGTACAGCTCTTTCATCGATTACTACACTTATGAACCTGGCGAATTGGTCGTTATTCAGGCCAAGTACAAGCAAGGTAAGTCTGTTTTTCTGATGAATGAGGTTGTACATAAGCTAAAGAATGGTGTCCCAACTCTGGTTGTTGACAGCGAGATGCCAACCAGACTATATACCGAGCGCCTGATTTCTCACCTAACAGGAATTGAAATGAAGCGCATTAAGAACGGCAACTACTCAGATGAAGAGGCTGAAAAGATCAAATATTGGATTGCTTGGCTGAAGGAACAGTCATTTGTCCATATCTACGATCCAAACATTACAAACGAAAAGCTGTATTCAGTTTGTAAGATGCTTCAAAGAAAGATGGGTCTTGTCTTTGTTGTGTTCGATTATCTAAAGAGTAATGAAACTTCAACGAGCGACAACTACAACGTTCTGGGCGCAAAGTGTGACTTCCTGAAGAACAATATTGCCGGAGAGCTTGATCTAGCTGTTTTGGCTGCATGCCAGCTTAACAGAAACGGTGAAGTTGCCGACAGTATCAAAATCAACAGATACCTCTCCGTTGGCATCAAGTGGGAATATAAGACTCAAGAAATGATTGCACGAGATGGAATCCAGTGCGGAAATGCATTTGCGAAAATCTACGTCAACCGACTAGGAAAGCAGATGCAGGAAGATGACGATAGTGATTACATCGACTTTGTGTTCGACGGTGATCGAATGAGTATTGTGGAAGCGCAGCCGCACGAGCGCAGAAGCGACTTTTAATTAAGCAAAGGAGGCAAAATCGTTGAATACCAATTACGATGACGAAATGTTACAGCAAATCAACGAGAATGCCGACTTATTTGGCTACGTTAGCCAAACGATGGAGTTGGAGAAAAAAGGAAATGACTATTGGGCACACTGTCCACTACATACCGATCTGACTCCATCGCTTTCTTTTACTCCGGCTAAGAACTCATACTACTGCTTTTCCTGTGGTAAGTCTGGCGGCATAATCGGTTATCTGATCGATTTTGAGAAAATGAAGTTTGAGGATGCGGTTGAAAAGGCCGCAAAGCTTGCAAACTTAGATCTTAGCAAAATGTGCCACTCAAAAACCATCACGTTTCTAAAGAAGCTGCGTGCGCTGGCTATGAAACCAAAGAGCGCATATGAACATCGCATACTAGATGATTCTGAGCTTGATAAGTATCAAATTGAACCAGTCAAAGAGTGGTTAGACGAAGGCATTGAACAAGACGTTATGGACTTATTCGGTGTCCGAGTTGATACATGGCAGAACAGAATTATTTATCCCGTATATGACATTTGCGGCAATCTAATCAATATCAAAGCAAGAACAAGATATAAGAATTACAAACAGATGAAGATCCCGAAGTATATCAATTACTTCCAGGTTGGAGTTATGGATTACTTTCAGGGATTGAACACGACTCTGAAATATGTTCTGGATGCAAATGAGATCATCATTTTTGAGTCAGTAAAGTCCGTTATGAAAGCCTATGGTTGGGGCTATAAAAACTGTGCTTCAGCCGAAAAACACACGCTCACAAAAGAACAGATTGATCTTTTGGTTAAGCTCAGGGTAAATATCGTGTTCGCATATGATTGCGATGTTGATTACAGGAGTAGTGATGTCCGGCAAGACATTGATAAGCTCAAGCGAGTTACTAATGTTTTTGTCATAGAAGATAGAAAGAAGCTTTTGGGCGGCAAAGAGACAAAGAATGCCCCGGTAGACTGCGGAGAAGAGATTTGGGAGACATTATACAGCCAGAAAAGAAAGGTGGTATAGGGTGAATAGGGAGGATTTATTTGAGCGAATATAAAGAGCAAATTGACAAAATGCGATGGTCTTACTCAAGACTAAGCAATTTTGACACGTGCAAATATGGTTTCTACTTGAACTATATCATCAACAATGACGAAGAGTATTTGTCTGAAGGTAATTTCTATGCAGAAACAGGATCATTCATGCACGAAATTCTGGCAATGATCTTCAGCGGATCTATGAGTCCGGTTGATGCATTGCAATACTACATAGAGAATTTTGACGAGAATGTTTTCTACGAAGTCAAACCATCGACAAGGGAGAAAACATACGAGTTGTGCGCCGATTATCTGGGAAGTGGAGACTTCTCCTGGATTGATAACTATGAGGTTCTTGGAGTAGAGCAAGAAATCGAATTTGAGATCAATGGATACAAATTCGTCTGCTATATTGATCTGCTGCTAAGAGACAAGAAAGACGGCAGAATAGTCGTTCTGGATCATAAGAGCGCACCATATCCGTTCAAGAAGAACGGAGAAGTGAAGAAAAACTCAGAGAAGAGTTTTAATCACTACAAGAAGCAAATGTACATTTACTGCTATGCCATCTATCAGAAATATGGAGAGTTCCCAAAAGAAATTACATGGAACCACTTCAAGGATATGGGCAGATTTGCCACCATTCCGTTCAAGAAGAGCGAATATGACGATACGATGAAATGGCTTGAAGATACAATCCACATTATTGAGTCTGAAGAAAGTTTCGATCCTACTCTTGATTATTTCTTCTGTAAGAATCTTTGCAATTTTAGAGCTAGTTGTGAGTATTGTGCGACGGCAGATTGGAAGTGATCTTGCCTATGATTTACCACAACTACCATAAACACGATCATTGGGGAAACCCTTGGACTACTGACGTTATTGTAAAACCAGAAGAATATTGCAAGCGTGCAATCGAACTTGGACACACCACAGTCTTTACGACTAATCATGGTGTTACCGGAAATATCTTCGATTGGATGGATGTGTCAAAGAAATACGGCCTGAAGATGTGCTACGGCGCAGAGGCATATTACGTTGACGATATCCAAGAAAAAGACAGATCAAATCGACACCTTGTAATCATCGCAAAGAACAATGAGGGTGTCATGCAGCTGAATGACATCATGACGGAGGCTCATGAAAATGGCTTCTACTATAAGCCACGAATTGATAAGAAGTCATTGATGTCGCTGACTCCCGGCAATTTTGTCATCACAACAGCATGCGTCGCTGGTATTTGGAACAACCCAGAGCTTATGCTTGCACTGAATAACCGCTTCAGAGGTAACTTTTTCCTTGAAGTTCAGGATCACAATATAGATATACAAAAGGAAGTGAATCGGCAGTTACTTCAGTTCAGTGAAGATGCAGGAATTCCAATTATCCATGCAAATGATAGCCACTACATCTATCCAGGAGATGCCCAGTACAGAGACATTTTCCTCAGAGGAAAGGGCATGTTCTACGAAGATGAAGGTGAAATGCTACTTGATTATCCGGACTCAGATGAGATTTTTAGGAGATACAAAAAACAGGGCATTCTGACAAGCGCCCAGGTGCAACAAGCACTTGAAAGTACCCTGATCTTCGATGAATGCGAAGAGATTACTGTTATCAATGATGACATTAAGCTACCGTCCGTGTCTGATAATCCGCAGCAAGAGCTGAGAAATATCATCAACTCCCAGTGGTTAGTTGAGCGCAAGAACATTCCCAAAGAACGCCATCAAGAATACCTAGATGCTATCCGGTATGAAGTAGATATCATCGAGAAGACTCATATGGAGAACTACTTCTTGATCGATTACAAGGTTACTAAGGATGGTCAGGAGAAGTATGACGGCAGACTCACAAATACTGGCAGAGGATCTGCGCCAAGTTTCTATGTCACTAAGATGCTTGGCCTAACGGATATTGACAGAATTGCCGCACCAATCACACTGTTCCCAACCAGATTTATGTCTGTTGAGAGAATTCTTGGCGCAAGATCTCTACCTGATATCGATCTGAACACAACTGCGAGAGAACCTTTTATCAAGGCCACGGAAGACCTACTTGGCAAAGAAAACTGCGCATGGATGGTCGCATGGAAACCACTGCAAGACGCTTCTGCATTCCGCCTGTATTGCAAAGGTATAGGCAAGCATATCTCTGAGTACGACGATATTGCAAAAGATCTTGATAGTTACAGAGAAGATAAGAAATGGAAGTCAATCATTGAAGAAAGTAAACGCTTTATCGGTGTTGTTGAAAGTGTTTCAGAGTCTCCTTGTTCCATGTTGCTGTATGACAAGCCGGTTCGAAGAGAGCTTGGACTTGTCAGAACCAGTAAAGGTAAGATGTGTTGTCTTCTGGATGGATACAACTGCGATAAGTACAAATATCTGAAGAATGACTATCTGACTGTTACGGTCTGGGCAATCATCCGAGATGTTTGTAATCTTGCAGGAATTCCAATTCCAACAATTAGAGAGATCGATGGTCTATTTGATGAAAAGACATTCGATATCTACAAAAACGGTCTGACATGTACGATCAATCAGGCTGATAGTGATTTTGCAACCGGACTTGTTAAAACATATCAACCGAAGAGTGTTTCAGAAATGTCCGCATTCGTTGCAATCATCCGCCCAGGATGTGCAAGTTTGTTGCAAGACTTCATCAACCGAAAGCCGTATACAACCGGAGTCACAGAACTTGACGAGTTGCTTGTAGAAGGCAACCATCGAATGATTTATCAGGAATTGATTATGAAGTATTTGATCTGGCTGGGAATCCCAGAAACAGGATCATACGACATCATCAAGAAGATTGCAAAAAAGAAATTCAAAGACGCTGAGTTGGCTGAATTGAAAGGTAAACTTCAGAAAGGCTGGGAAGATAAGGTCAAAAGACCAGATGGTTTCATTGAGACATGGACTGTCGTTGAACAGGCCGCAAAGTATTCCTTTAATGCTTCGCACTCCCTGTCATACGCATATGACAGCTTGTATGGTGCATATCTGAAGTCTCATTATCCTCTTGAGTATTACACCGTTGCACTTAACTATTATGTTGGTGACAGTGAAAGAACGCTCAAGTTGACCAATGAGCTGAAGTACTTTGGTATTTCACTGAAATCTATCAAATTCCGGTATTCAAAGAGCGACTATTCAATTTCCAGAGAAGATAACAGTATCTATAAAGGAATCCAGTCTATCAAAAATATGAATGCAGCTGTTGCTGATGAGATTTATGCTCTGAGAAACAACAAGTATAAGTCATTTATGGAATTGGTTTATGATCTGAAAGAGAAAACAAAGATCAATTCCAGACAGATGAAGATTCTGATCGATCTTGACTTCTTCTCTGAATTTGGCGACGCAAATCTACTGCTCCGGCAGTATGAGCTGTATGACACTCTTGGAGATAAGGTACAGCTGAAAAAGGACAGTCTGGCAAAGGTTGGCCTTACAGAAGAAGATGTGAGACCGTTCGCATTCACCGAGACAGAGAAGATGTTCAAAATGAACATGAGAGAAATGCTGATCTCAATCGCAAATGGACTGAGATATCATCCAAGAACTCTGAAAGAAAGAATCGCTGCACAAGTCGAGAATCTTGGATATGTTGATATTGCCGAGAAGCAATATGCTGGCATGGCAGCTGTATTGGCAGTGGATACGAAGTATGCTCCAAAGCTGAAACTGCATTCTCTGAAAAACGGTACAATTGTTGAATGCAAGGTGGATAAGCGCACCTTCAGTAAGAATAGATTGGCTGAGGGAGACCTTGTTAGAATCTATTCTCAAACCAAAAAGCCAAAGCTAAGAAGAACTGAGAGCGGTGACTACGAGCCGGTTCCCGGTGTTGACGAGCTGTGGCTAACGAAATACATGAAAATCGATAACCTTTAATGGTATACCTGTTATTTGCAGATCAATTTGTAAAAGGACACATAGATGAGAGAAATGAAATACACAAATGAAGATTTGCGGATAATGCAATCCTGGAGCCTTGAGCGCAAAATTCAAGTTACGCAGACAAGAATCATGGAATGGTATATAAAGAACCAAGGCAAGGTTTATGTGTCTTTCTCAGGGGGAAGGATTCTACAGTCCTCTTAGACCTGGTTCGTAGAATATATCCAGACGTTCCTGCTGTGTTCATTGATACAGGATTGGAATATCCCGAATTGCGAGAGTTTGTGAAAACAATTGACAACGTAATATGGCTTAAACCGAGTATGAACTTTAGAAAAGTCATTGAGACGTTCGGATACCCAATAGTTAGCAAGAGAATTGCTGGATATATTTCAAGCGCAAAAAGAAATCCTAATTGCATGCGAGCTAAATATATTCGTGGAGAAGTCCAGAATACAATGTTTGGTGGAAATGGCAAATGGGCATTTCTGATCGATGCTCCATTCAAAACTTCTGACTACTGCTGTCATAAGATGAAGAAGGAGCCAAATCAAAAGTTTGCGAAAGAAACTGGTCTAAAACCAATTTTCGGAACAATGGCAAGCGAAAGCCAGAATAGAAAACAAAAATGGCTTAATAACGGTTGCAACGTCTTCAAGGGCAAGGAACAGTATTCTCAGCCTCTATCCTTTTGGAAAGAGCAAGATATCCTTGAATACTTAAAAAGATTCAATATTCCATATGCATCTGTATATGGAGACATTGTTCGGGATAAGAATGGTAAATTTAAGACAACCGGATGCCATCGCACAGGATGTGTATTTTGTGGATTCGGATGTCATCTTGAGAAAGAACCAAATCGTTTTCAACAATTAAAAGTCACCCATCCAAAACTTTGGAATTACTGTATGAAACCGTGGGAAAGCGGTGGACTGGGAATGAAAGAAGTATTGGAATATATAGGTGTCAAAACAGAATAATTTGGAGGTCATTATGACTATCACTGAAATCAATGGTAATCTCTTTGAGGTTCCACAGGGTTATTACCTGGCACACTGCATCAGTGGCGACTATGCACTGGGCGCTGGCATTGCAAAGACCTTTAACGAGATCTACAATATGCGCTTTAAGCTGCATAAGTTCCATCCCATCCCCGATGGTTGCAAGT